TCGGATCTTGCCGCAGCTTTCTCGGTACTCGGCATAGTCTTTAGCTTGGCCGGTACCTAGAAATTCTTGTATTTGTGCAATTTGGTCGGTTATCTGAGAGGAAATTACTTCTAGCACTCTCGTATCCATTCATTAGCCTTTCGGTTTGAGTGTTTCCTTGAGGATTGCGGTCTGGGCTTTCTTGTCCTCGCCGCGTTCTTTTGCTGCTAAACGCATAGCCTCGCGCTTGTTTTCGGCCATGATTCTTTCCCGCTCCAACTCCATTTGCTGAGCCTTGAGAGCCAAATCGGCCTGATCTTTCTGGGCCTGCATCTGTAGCTTTTGAGCTTGGAGCTGGAGTTCTTGCTGCTGCATCTGGATCACAGGATCCTGAGCCTGGGCTTGGGCCTGCTGTTGAGCCACCTCGGCCTGGTCTTTCTGGAGCAGTTGAGCTGCGGCCTGGGCGACCAGCTGGGAAAGCTGAACCTCGACATCCTCCGGCAGGGGTTTGTCCGGTGGTGGCAGCGGAACACCCAGAGTCTTCTCAATATCTCTGCGATATTTGAATCCGATGTGTTCTGCGATGTGGGCCATGAGTGAAGCCTGGATCTGTTGAGCCATTGGGTTCTGGCCAATCGCCCCCATGATCTTGGGATCCTGCATCATCGAGGTGTGAACCGCGATGTGGGCGTCGTGATCTTGGTAGATGAATGCCTTCATGGGTTTGCCCTTCAGGGCGTTCATATTCTCCGAGACCGGATCTACAGGCTTTTGGTCGTCGATGGTTGGGACGAGCTTTGCTGCATCTTTAATGCCAAGGACGTCAAGCATCTGGCGGTGTAAAGCAGGAAGGTCGTAAATCTGTGGCGCGGATTGAGCCAGCTGAATAACCGCTTGATACTGGACAACTCGTTGCGCCATAGTGGCGGCGTTTGGATCAGAGACTGGGATGACCTCAACATGGTCATAATCGCTCTTCTTGACCCTCGGAACCCCTTTTGTTGGTTCGTAATCATAAGAGTCCTCCGTATAGTCACGGATGATGTTCTTCAGGAGCTTGAACTCCTGCTTCATCGCGTGGTGGACACGGGCCTGAACGGCACTCATTGTCTTGAGTTGTCTCTCCAAGAGAGCCAGCGTGGTGCCGACAGGTGCTTGGGCTGACATATCCGAAACCTTCATGTCAGCGACAGAGGCCAGACGACGGGCTTCGTCGTTGACCTGATTTAAAAGTTGTAACAGTGTTTGACTCGGCTCCTTGTAGGGCAGAGTCATAATGTTGTCTTTAATCGCTCCGCCAGGAATGTCTACATCTCTGAACTCGCCTGGGGCAATCGGGGTGTCGTCTCCCTTTACTCGGAGTCCCCGCGCTTTGAGTCCCCCTGGGAGGTTAGCCAGGGATCCTGCGTCAATAAGTTGACGAATAAGCGTCGTGCCTCCACGAGCATACCCACCGATGATATGAATGAGGCCAAGGTTATAAAAGCCAAAGCCGGGAATATAGCCATAGTGTACGAAATGGGTTCGCTTGAGCTTGAGTTCGTCGTCCGGGTTCCAATTCCTGCGAATGGCAAGGACGGTTGACGTCCCTTTATCAATCGTAACGATGTACGGTAGTGCGATTCCATTTTTGTCCTCGTATCCTGGCAGGTCAAGGTCAGCTTGAATCTCAAGCAGTGTGTATCGGTCATCTGAAGTTAGCGTAAAGCCTGCCTCTTCCGCTTTCTTTCTTTCAATGTCTGTTTGAATAAAAACCGGATCTCCCAGATCCACATCTCTATAAAAACCCGCGACTTGAAGCCGCTTAAGTTCGTTCTTGGTTTTCCGCATCACATGGGTAACGCGAGGCGCGGTCTCAAGGTTGGATGCGCCGTAGGGGACGATGACGTCTTCGGCAGTTACAAATATTGCTACTTGCCGGCCAAGGCTTGGGTCATAATAGACCTTCTTAAAAGCCGACCCCTGAAGACCTAGTGAATAAAGAAGCCGCTCATGCTCTGGACGATATTCGACCATCACTTCGGTCAGCTGGTAATTCATGTCGGCCTGGACTCGTTCGGCCGCCTCTTCTTTGAATTTGTTTGGCTGACCTAAAATCTTCGTTTTGACCGGCCCCTTCGCTGGGAAGGTCTCCATGATCGTCTCTGATTGAAAACGAATTGCGGCCTCCGAAAGAAGCGTGGAAAAGATTCCACAGGCTCCGTTCCAAGGTTCGGTTCTTTCTTCATATTTAATTCCCAAGACCTCAAGACCTTTGACCAGCATATCGGCCCAGTCTTTTCTTGAGTTCTCATCATTCTCTACGTCTGAGGTAAGTTCCGAACCCAACTCACTTAGCTGGGAGGCGTCCATGAACTCCGCTAGGTTGGCATCAAAATCCGTCTCGCCCATCTCATGGGGTTCGATTTCAATCTCCATGCCATCCATCTTGATACTCATTGACTCCGGGTCAACGACCTCGATCTCAATTGCCTCGGCGGGTGCTTCGTCTATTCCTTCGGGGGCTTGATATAGAGCCTTTTCAATAGCCATGTTTAGTCCTTAGTAATAAGCAGCCCGACGCTGCTTGAAATATTGAATGTCTTCCTCTTCATCCAGGGTGGTGCGAACGTAACCGCCCTGCCTAAATCTCATTAAGGCAAGCGAAACTGAGTCCACATAGTCATCATGCTCACCATTAGGGAAAGATGCAACCTCCTCCACGACTTCCTCGGCCCAGTTTGTGTTAGGAACCCAGATTCTTGAGGAGGCAAATAAATCTGAAACGGCGTTTAGCCGGGTGATCTTGTCGTTACCCTTAGTCGGGGTAAATTCTTGAACCGGAATGCCCATAGATCTAAGCTCATAGATCAAAGGCGCACCGCTGGCCTTCTTTTCAATGATCAGTCCGTCAGGACTCCACTCTTTATATTGTTCCAAGACCCGCTTTTTTAACTCTGGGAACTCAAGCCGGTCTCTGAATGCGTTTAGTAGGATCAAATTTGCCTGATCCCTGCCCGTATCGTCTGGGTGATGAAAGACTCCCCAGGTAGTGCAGGCCGAATAGTCAGCTCGGTTGTTCTTTTCAAACGCTGTATCCCATGCTTGGATGATCATATCCACATGGGGAGGGGAATCTTCTTCCCAAATTTGCCACCACTCGCGTTTTACGATGGCGGAACTCTCTGAAGTCGGGTCTTGTTGGTACTGAGCCTGCCATTTTGGGAGTGGGAGTTCTTCTTTTAGGGCCGATAACTCCTTAAAACTCCAAAATTCGGGCCATAAAGGGTTGCCACTTGGCAAAATCGCAGGAAATTCGATCACTTCCCACTCATCTCCACCCCTCTGGGCGCTGGCTTTGATAACTTGGCCCGTTAAATCGCGTTTTCCCCATCGGGTCATCACGATTACGATGGATCCGCCGGGCTGAAGACGCTGCCGGGGGCCGGATGAGTACCACTCGTATACCTTATCGTAGACCGAGGGGTCGTTTGCGGCTAGAGCTGCTTCTTGTTCTGAGTGCGGGTCGTCGATAATAAGGAGGTCAGCTCCCTTACCAGTGACGGTACCGCCCACGCCAATAGCAAAATACTCACCATTAGCATTTGTAGACCACCGGCCAGCAGCTTTAGAGTCGTGTCGAAGTGAGACATTAGGGAAGACTTTGGCATAGGTCTCTCCATCCACAAGGTTTCGGACTTTCCGGCCAAAGCCTACCGCAAGTTCAGCGGTATTTGAGGTCTGGATAATCTTCTTCCCAGGATACTTCCCCAAGAACCAGGCCGGCAATAAGTAGGAGGCAAACTCAGACTTCGTGTGCCGGGGTGGCATATTGATAATAAGTCTCTTTACCTTGCCCTCAGCGATCTCCTCAAACTTCTTAGCCATTACGGCGTGGTGGCGCCCGTGGATAAAGCCAGGCCACATCGCCCGGACAAAGGACATAAAAGAGGTCTGAGCCTTTTCCCTGTTCACAGCATCCTGATATTGCTGTAACAGTGTGAAAACCTCCTCGCGCTCTTCCTCTGAAAGAAGGTTTAGCTTTTCAGCCAGCTCACTCAATGTGATTAGTCCTTAAATGAGATGGCCGCACGGTCCGCGCCCGTCCTGGGATGCCTTTACATATCCCAAGCTTGATCAACATATTGATCTTCCTAGATACATTACCTCTACCCTTTTCCCCAGTAATCAACATGATCTCTGTGATCGACGGGGCGTACCCATATTTCTTCCACCACTCGTCTATCACCATGTACGTCTGCTTTAGCGTTGGAGTCATTTTCAGAACTTTTGTACCCATTTGAAAAATTTTACATATATATCCCCCACCCCACAACTCAATAAAAGCATAAGGGGGGTGTTTCTAGGATGAAAATGCGTTAAGTTAGTGAACACTTAGGGTCTATGTCCTTGATTTTATTACGTTTTCTCACTGTAACAGCTGTTACAGTGACAAGTACCATACAGGTTAAGCATCGATATGCTGCCCCTTTGTAGGCTGGGTGGAGGCGTCAGTATCATTGGTATCTGGACTGAGTCAAATGTGTGGATTACTAAGCAAGGGTGGGTTGCTGATTTTGTCTGCTTTTGGGGGGGTGGCCCCAGGTGGGTCATCTAATTGACAATTCTCAGCGCTGCCGGGGTCAGCATCTGCCTCGATCTGGTCGGCCTGGACCTCCGCAGCGGCCAGCTCAGCCAGCAGTGAGGCGCTATCGTCCTCGGTTTTGTCCTTGGCCTGGACATCGATGACATCCTTCAACGATTCGAGGAGCTGCTCTTTAATCTCCCCGCTGGCCCGAATCGTCACGATCTCCCGGCGTTCCAGGAAGGCCCCGACCTCTACGACCGAACCCAGCAGCTTAAGCGCCTGGAGCTTCTCTTTAGTGCTGTTCTCCTCGTTCGTTGCGTGTTTTGTCAGCTCTGAAATTACCAGGGACCTCAAACGGGCCGGAGTTGATATGCGCTCCAGCTCCTGGGCAGTCTCCAGGGCCTCCCGATAGCTGGCAATTGCAGGGTTAGCCGCAAGCTTGGCCCCTTCCTGATACTGAACCTGCGGGGTCGCCTTGGTGTTATATGCCTTGCGATACGCTCCGGCCTTGGTCTCTCCCATCGCCAGAGCTTCGGCAAATGCCTTTTGTTTCCTCGTGAGCTTGCGCTCTTTTGCCTGCCCCTGGCCCAGCAGCAGCCTATCTATTGGCATCTGCTCCAGGCCCTCCCTTATCTTCTCTCTAGTTAGCTTCATTCTCGGTATCTCCTCGGAACACATAGGGCGTGATTCTATTCTCTATCCATTGGCTGCGGAAGGGCCGAGCTGCTGCGCTTCGCGCTTTTCTTTTCCCCCGGTCAACAATGCTTGACTGTCAAGCGTTTGTGTTATGATCGGATTGGGCAATCCCTGCCCATCGATACGCTAGGAGATCAAGATGGACCCGCACACTGCCGACTTGCTGAGGCTGCTTTGCTATGCAGCCGCCTTTGTTGCCTTTGCTGTTCGCCTTTAACCCACTGAGGAGCTTTGATGAAAATTTCAACCACTGTCGATGTCACGCCCACCTGGACCGGCCTGCTGCCGGCCTTAGTCCAGCTCGCAGAGCATAAGGACTTAAAGGTCCGCACTGATTCCTGGACCGAGCTGCGGAGAATGGCCGGAGCTGCTGACCATTGGAACGCTGCCGGGCCTGAGCTGGTCGCTGCCCTTGAGGCGCTGGAAAAGGCCTGCACTGATGAAGGCGTCCGGGGAATGGATAGCTTGCTTAAAAAAGCTCGTGCAGCTCTCAACACTGCGAGGGGCCAATCATGAGCATTAAAACCACTGACGCTGTAATCCTGATGCAATTCCGAGATGCCGTTGCTCACCTCAAAGGGCATCCGCTGCCGACCATCCAGGATCAGATGAAGGCCCTCGGCCAACCTTACCTGGACCGCCTCAAGGCCAACGGCCACGATTGGACAGACGCTGTCGCCCTGATGCGGGAAACCTGGAACACCATCGAGGCCCAACCATGACCGAGCGCCAGACCCTATCGGCTGCCCTCATGCTCGAAGGTGGCCGTTTTGGTTCTTTTGCCGAGTTTATAGGCCGGGCTTATAT